TGCTTAATGGATCGTCTTTGCCCATTGTACGACTAATAACAAAATATGGATCAGATCCTGACTCGTTTGCCTGTGTCAATACGCTACTGGCAAGGAACATATGTCCTTTGTGTCCCATACCACGGCCCCAGCCTACTACTGCGCTTTTACTTTCACCTGTACGATCTAAACTTTCAAAAAATAATTCTCTTAATAGCATATTAATCTTTCCTTGGCGCCCAGTTGCCTTGGTCAATTGTTTTTACAAATTGTCCTGGCAAATCACGTTTAAACTCTCCACCTGGGTGAGCTTGTACATAACCTTCTGGTTTAGTTTGTTTAATGCCACCGTGTGTGCCAGCGTTAAGCGCATTAATTAATTTCATTTTTGCTCTAGTCAATTGTTCCACAGCGTTTAGTGTTGGGTTAAGTCCTGGGTGATTTAATATCTTTTCAGCTTTGCCACCAGTTGGGAATTGTTGTCTAACCCATTGTTCAAACTTACTCTTAACGCCTTCAATACGTAAATTTTGATTAAAGAAAGAATATAATACATCACCCGGTTTAGCAAGACCTGGTTGTCCAGCAATAAAGCTATCTATACTTTCAGCGTTTTGTTCTATAAATTGTTCAGCTTGATCCAAGTCGCTTTGCTCAAACTGTGGTGCTTCTTGTACATAGGTTGTGCCCTGTACCAGCACTTCAGCTGTTGATAATTCTTCAGCATTTGGATAACGTGATTCACTGCCGTCACCTAGCTTGTCATAAAAGCCAGTTGCCGCAACCATAACCTTGGCTGATTTAATTTTAGCACCCAAGTCACTATCTTGAGGAATGTGGAATGTTGTTATGTTTGGTTTAAAATCGTAAGTTTTTGTTTTGGGATTTAATACAGGCATTGCTGAACTACCATCTGGTTTTGATCCAGGATAAAATAATAGTCCGCCTTCAATAAATCCTTTTTCTGGACTTATGCTTTCAAAATAACTCCACAAACTTGCCAATTGATCAGCATACCCTTGGCGTTGTTTTTCTTTACCCGGCTCAGCTTTGCCAGTGTTTAAAATAAAATTACTAATGTCTTTAGGGCTAGTCATTACAGTACTAACACCGTTAGTAGTTTCTTTCTTGCCACGCTTTAAGTAGTCCCATGCATTTTTAGGAATTAACATAAAACGACCAGCTTCATCACGGCCCCAATATATAACTGGACTACCGTCCCATTTTAATTCTATACTGCCGCCTTGTTGACTCATTTTACGCATACGTTCAACGGCATGTAATCCACCAACACTGCCATTAGTAAAAACTAAATCTTCAATGTGTTGATATTTGCGACCTACTGCTGGAGCTGCCGCTTCAAATAGTTCTCTTAATCTCACGACAGCATCCTTTTCATACGACTAAACCACTCGTTAGTTCCTACAGTAGGAGTTGCGGCTTGCCAACTTGCTGAACTACGGGCCTTGTCAAATATTTCATTACGCTTTGCTTCATCAGGAATTGCGGCTAAAATGGATTCAACACTGCCTAAACTATCTGCATTGGCACCCTTGCCCAACAAATATTGTGCAATCTCATCCAAGTCATCACTTAAAAAGTCTGCCTTCTTGCCTTGCTCATCTCGCTTATACAGTCCTTCATCTGGACTCCATAATAGACCTTGACTAGATGCAAGACTATTCATCATCATTTGTTTATTGACGCCTTTGTAAGGACTACCAGCGGGAATTTTGTGTCTGTGGAACGCGGCAACTTTTTCTGCCTTGCGTACCACTTTAATATCTACTTGATGAAACTTGCCTTGAAATGGCAACAATATATGTACAGTAACACCAGCTTTGTATGTTTTAACACCTTTGGATTGCAAATAGTCATCAAGTGCTTGTCTAGCGGCTTTGTCTTCGTCAGCAAGTTTTTTCATTTTAGGAATGTCAAAAAACTTTTTAACTAGATCCATGTCGGTCATTACATCTAAATCGCCACTCATTTTTCCAGGAGTAGGAGTTGCCGCGCTGCCAATAATGTGAACTTTTAAACCAGTACCTTGTAGTAATCTATCAGTGGCTTGGTCCAGTTCAGGAGCAATCGCTTGATCAAACGGTTCTGATTCTGGCCAAATATTACCGCCTTCTATAAGTATCATTTGTAATTTCCTTCACGCATATTGAGCATTTCAGCTTCGTGGATTTTCTTACAAACTTCTTCAATCATCTCTTCTTCTAGAGAATCTCTAAGTTCTCTCAATGGAAATTCTTTTTGGTAAATGCCATATGCTTTTTCCACTACTGGTTTAAAAACCCTGTGACTGAAATTATTGCCCTGATCAAAGTTCTTTTTGCATAAACGTATTACAGGGAAAAAGTTCTTACGATAAAAGTCATCGTTGTTGTGCATAAAATAGATAAGGTCTTCTGCTAGGTCAAATGTTAGTTCATCATCAACCCTGCCTGTGTCGTTTGGCCCGTGTTTCATGCTGATCTTATCAAGCCCAAACTCTTTATCTATTTTATTTCTGTCAAATAATTCTGTTATTTTCATAATTTTACCAAGTCAACAAGCCGCATGGCTTCCCGTTGTAATATTTATCGATATTAGCAATTAGGGAGATTGATTGTTTACTGTGGTAAATCGTTTATTACGCGGTCGATTCTGTTGATTTCTGCTGTTAGAAACATGCGAACCATGGTAATACTACGCTCATCCTTGGCATAAAAATAACTGCCGCCCCAACTCTTAGACCTACTAAGATCTCTGATGCAACTCTTAGTTAACTTAACGTGTTCTGATTTAGCCGCCCATGAGACAAAGTTTTCGTGACTATGTGTGCTTTTACCCAAGGTTATCTTAAACCCATATTTGATTTTAGGTAAGAACACTGTATTTTTTTCCAACTTGGGTCTAACTTCATCCCCTGGTTTAGATACGTATTTTACTCTTTCAGGATCTATATTGCTAATACTGACAATGTCATTGATGTTGTTTGAATACAAACTTATTAACGGATGTTCAACCCTAACAGAAAAATCTTTTATTGTTGATAATCCGTGTTCTAGTTTTAAACAATATTCAAGATCGTCCCTATTCCTAAGTTTACTCCACAGAGGAGTATCTAAAGGTAATGGTTTGTCTTCAATTTCAAGTAATTTTTCACGAACATACTCTAAATTAACTCCACGAAACCAACTTGCAACAGGACATACCAGCACAGTTTTGTACTGGTATTTGTCCATAAACAGTCGTTTAGTTTCCTTGAGTTGAATCTTCGAGTTCAGTTTCATGTTCTACAACTTGTACCTTTTGAGGTTTTACTTTTTTAGTTAAAGTAATTGCATCGTTTTCAACGCCAATCATTAGCAATCCGCCGTCTTTCAAATCTCCAAACAGCATCATACGACTTAGCGGTCTCTTAATCAATTGATCAATAGTACGTTGCAATGGTCTTGCGCCCATTTTGCTATCAAAGCCCTTCTTGACAAGCAAGTTAATTGCCTCGCTACTAATCTTAATTTTAATACCTTTGTCTTTAACTTGAATACTTAGTTCAGAAATAAACTTGTTGACAATTTTTACCATTGTTTCTTTGCCAAGTTTCTTAAATGTCACAACGGCATCCAAACGATTACGGAACTCTGGAGCAAAGAATTTCTTAAGTTCTTTATCTTCATACTCTTGTTCCTGATCACCAAATCCAATTCTATTCTTTTCCGCGGCCTGTGCGCCAGCATTGGTAGTTAGAATAAGAACAATGTTTCTGCAATCTGCTTTTTTACCATTTGATCCAGTAACAAATCCGTTATCCATTAACTGTAACAAAATTGTGCTAACATCTGGATGTGATTTTTCAACTTCATCAAACAGTAATACACAATTTGGATTCTCTTGAATTTGTGTAATTAATAAGCCAGCATTTTCTTCAAAGCCAACATATCCCGGAGGACTACCAATAAGTTTACTTAGGCTATGTTTTTCTTGATATTCACTCATATCAAAACGTAACAGCTTAACCCCAAGATGTTTGCTCAATGCTTTAGCAGTTTCAGTCTTACCACAGCCAGTTGGGCCCATGAATACAAAACTACCAATGGGTTTGTTTTCAGGTTTAAGTCCAGCTCTAGCAACCAGTATTTTATCCACAAGTTCTGTAATGGCAGAATTTTGACCATACACTTCAGTTTGTAATTGTTCTTCTAAGTTAGCAAGATTGCCACTTTCAGTTTCTGCAATAGCTTCAGCGGGCATTTGTACCATTTGTGCAAGTTCATATTGAATCTCATTTTCACCAACAGTGCGTTCATCCGAAAGTTTAATGTTAAAACGTGAACATGCACAATCAATTAGGTCTATGGCCTTATCAGGTAATTTTTTATCACTTTGATATTTTACACTTAACTTGACTGCAACATTCAATGCTTCATCTAAAATCTTAACTTTGTGATGTGTTTCGTAATACTTTTTAAGACCTTTGAGAATTTGTAGTGCAACTTCTGGACTTGGCTCATCAACTGTAATACGTTGGAACCTACGCATCAATGCACGATCTTTTTCAAAGTACTTGCGGTATTCTTCCCATGTAGTACTTGCAACAACTTTAATATTGCCTTTGCTCAGTGCTGGCTTCATCATGTTAGCAAGGTCGTTAGCACTATTGCCTGCACTACCGGCACCACTAATCATGTGTGCTTCGTCAATAAAGAGAATAGTTTTACCTTTCTTTTCAAGACCTTTTAATACTGCTTTGAATCTTTCTTCAAAGTCTCCACGATACTTACTGCCAGCAAGCATACTGCTAATGTCTAAATTGTAAACTGTGTAATCTTTTAGGAAGTCTGGAACTGCACCTTTAACAATGTTAAAAGCAAGTCCTTCTGCAATAGCAGTTTTACCAACACCTGGCTCACCAACTAGCATTACGTTGTTCTTGTTTCTACGTCCCATTGCAAGGGCAATATTTTCAAGTTCACTAATACGACCAATCACTGGATCTATTTTGTTCTTCTTTACTGCTTCATTTAAGTTGGTAGTAAATGCTTTTAATGCACGTTCGCTTTGAGTATCAGGCACTTCTTCTTCACCACTTTCCATTTCGTTGCTGAGATAATCAGAAAATTTGTCTTTATCAATTTCTGCTTGTTGAATATAATAACTGGCCCAACTACGCTTTTCACTCATAATAGCAAGGAAAACATCTGTAGGTTCAATTTGTTGACGACCATTAAACAAGACCTGTGTAAATGCACGATTAAGTACACGCTCCACAGTCTGTGTCTTTTTTGGTTTCATAGTTTCTTGTACAACAATATCTGTTAATTTTGTTTTTAGATAATGTTCTAAATTCTTTTTAATGTAGTCCGGATCTGCCCCATAGCCCTGCACACAATTGAAGAAACTTTCTTCGCACAGCATGGCAAATAGCAAATGCTCGATAGTCAAGTACTCGTGCTGTAGCTTTTTGGCTACATCAAGGGCCTTGTCAAAAACTAATTTTAAATTTTCACTTGGTTCTACCATTTTTTTCCTCTAGATAATACGTTGCTCTATTGTGTATTTTACACTAATTTTTAATAATGTCAAGAGCTTGCGTTAAATTCATCTCTAATATTTTCTAATTTTGTTTTAATTTCATCATTGGTTATTGCTGGTATTGTTATGTTTACAATAATAATGAAATTGCCTGTAGTTCTACGCTGTGCATTTTGAAACCCCATGCCCGCCGCTTGATACTCGCCGCCGTGTTCAATTCCAGGGCGTATGTTTATTTTTAAAGTTTTGTCATCAATTGTCTTAACTTTTTTGGTACAGCCTAACATTGCTTCAAATGCATCAATGTTAACAACAGTACAAACGTCATCACCGCGTTTATGATAGTTAATGTCTGGTTCTACCAGTACTGTGACATTTAAATGTCCTCGTTGTAGTTGAGGATATGTATCATCGCCCAATCCATTGTAGCGTATAGTTTGTCCGTTTTCAATGCCTATAGGAATTGTTATACCAACAGTTTGTCTTTTACCAGACGGTAATGTGTACGTTGCTTCCAATTCTTTGCCAACAAAGCTATCGCGTAGTGTAATTTGACAGCGTAGATTTAAATCTCTATTTTTTTGAATGTGACCTTGTTGTTGGAACCCAGCAAACCCTGGACCAAAACGAAACATGTTTCCAAACATTTCGTTTATATCACCAAAGTTATGCATATTGATTTGTGGACCGCCCATTAACTGTTGGTCATATTGAGCACGTTTGTCCTCATCGCTGAGCGTGTCGTATGCTACTGAAATATTTTTGAATGTATCTGCATCACCACCGCGATCTGGGTGATGTTTCATAGCCAAACTACGATATGCTTTTTTAATATCGTTTTGACTAGCGTCTTGTGAAACGCCAAGTGTATTGTAGTAGGTCATATATGTAATTATACATGACTATGACCCACTAGTCAACTAACTGATTATCAACCGATTGTTGGACGCTTAATGCCCATCGATGTTCCTGATGGTTCTGCTACTGTGTCTGACAATGCAAATGTGCTAGTTGGAGTTGATGATGCACTTACTGCTGGCGTTACAGGTGCGCTTCCAAAGCCGCCTCCGAAACTGCCTGCTGGTACACTTGCGACAGGCGTTGTCGCTCCAAACCCTGAACTATTACCAAAGCCTGTTGATACTGCTCCTCCTGCCGGCGCAGTGCCAAATGCTGGAGTCCCGCTCGCAAATCCTGTTGCTGGTGTTTGTGCTCCGCCATTATTTGCTCCTCCTAATTTTTCTTGTGTACGACCAAATGCCGCAATACCTAGTACAGCACCCATAGCAATGTGGAACAATCCAGCACCTTGTAGTGTTAGAGGATTCCATTGTGTAATTTGTGTATGGGTAAATGTCTGTAGTAGACTCCATAGGATTGGAAATATAACCATGTCCATCATACAGACAACCATGTACATCCACCCCATCATTGGACGCCATTTACTGTTCATCCAATCTTCTTTCTTTTGTTCGCTACCGCTTTTAACTTCTTCGCTCATTTGTCGCTCCTAATTTATTTTAAAACCAAAGATATAAGCCGTTTAGACTTAGTAGTACTCCGAATGCCGCTACAGCAAAACTTCCCCAGAACATGGCTACACTAACTGCAAGAATACTTGCTGATAATACAACAATGGCCAATTGGTATGCTGTACTTGCATAACCAATCCAAGGACTGGATTTTTTAGCTTCTTCACGTAGGGCTTCCATCTCTCTTGCTTTAACAGCAATTTCTTTCTTGTCAGCATCCATGCGTTCTTTCTCTGCCATGAACTCTGCTTTAATTTTTGGATCAGCTGTTGTCTTGGCGGCAATCTCGTAACTAACGCCACGACCTGCTTTGGCCTGATACTGTGCCCAGGTGTTGTTAGCACCTAGTGTATTGTTTAATACTGTGCTGGATAGTTTGCCGCCGTACCATGCGTTGACTGCTAGCAACAATGCAAATACGGAAATAACCATACCTGCTTTGTCTTTTAGCTTGGCTTCACGCTCGCTACGTGATCCTACTGGAGGCTTTGGTGCATCCGGATCTTTTGCTTGTTTAGTTACTAAATTTAATACTGAATCAATTAGTGCCATAGTTCGCTCCTTACACTTATTTAATCATATACCTATATTATAATCCAAACCACCCTTTTGATGGTGGCTCAATTTTAATTGGCTTTGTGTTGTTTTGTAATTGTTGCAACAACATGATACCGGTCGCTCTTGTTCCTGGATCATGACTCTTAGTCATTTCAACTAATGCTAAAATTCTTGATGCTTCAAGCATAGCATTATCTCTTGAAATGGATTTTTGTGCATCTAGATAAAGAGCATATTCATCCACACTTGTACTTGCACATCCTGCAAATAATACAACTGTTAGAATTAATATAAACTTCATTTAACGCTTTCGTATATTTTCTTTTGATCGTTGTACCATTCTTGCCACCCTTCTACCTTAGCGGCACATTCATAATACATACCATAATTTTGCACTATTACTCTTAACATTTCTGTAATAGCAACTTTATCGCCTTCTACTTTCTTTAAGTTTTCGCATTTTTCAACTAATGCTTTAGGCACATCTGGAAACTTTTGTCTCACAGGAACTGTTGTGGAACACGCAACAAGAAATAATACTAGTAGTAATGAAATAAGAAATACGGCTAATATTGATGGCAATCTCATTTCTTAGTTCCTTCCGCGGCTTTATTCATTTCCACAGCCTGATTATGAACATCAATAATTTCTTTAGGAACTGGACATTGTTCAATATATTTGATGATTTCTTCTTTCTTTATAACTTCTCGGTCCAAATACTGTGTAATGTATTCAGTTTTACCTTTAATAACTTTGGTCTTTTCAACAACTTTTTGCTCTATGACTGTATTTGTTTCTTGTGATTGTTTTTCAGCTATTGCAATTTTAGCTTCAACATCAGCAACCTTTGCTCGCCATGACATTTCTACATCATAACCGCCACGTAGCCACACACCTAACACAAGTAAAATAATTCCAATAGGTTGTAATATTTTTACATAATTTCCGTAAAACGGAATTAATTTACCAACCCACCCGGCAAGTACTCCTGTGAGTCCAATAGCAATAATAACCCAGTAGATCCAATTTAACATGGCATCAGGAATTAAACTAACTGCCCATTGAAACTGCCACATTATGCTCTCTCCAATGCTACGGCGTATCCGTTATTTTCAAATACAAATGTATTGTCAATTTTTGTAATATTGTAATCACCAATGAACTTAGTTAAGAATAGAATCTCACTTACATCTTTTGACTCCATTTTAAGTTTACCCGGTATATTATTATACACTTCTTCTTTACTACCAAAGTCTTTTATTTTCATTTTAATAGACTCTGAAAACATTTTTTCAAATCTAATGTCATCTTCTAGTACATCAATGTTTTCAATAAAACTTCTATTAAAGAAATTTGAGAAGTTATTCATTTCGTTGTTAGCAACACGGTCGTCATATTCATTAGTGTTTGTTGGAATAGCTTGCTCTAACGTGTCTTCATCAGCTGGTAAACTTTTAAAACTCTTATAATATCTAAATTTAAATCTTTCTAATCCAGCTAGTCTACCAATACCATCAACTAGTTCCATAATTTGTTTTGGAACATGTCTATTACGCTCCATCTCAACAAACACTTTATGTTTGCCGTTGCTTGTTGGTCCACTAGTTGAATCTGCGTCTAACACAAACTCATAACCCATCTCTAAAAATCTAGCAAGATCATCAGCCGGTGCTTTGTCGTCTACTGTAAAACTTAAAACAACCATGTCGCCATCTTCGCCAATTTTTGACTTATAGCTGTCAATGTCAAATATATGACTTACAAGGTATTTTAAATCACCTGCTTGAAGTTCTTCGTTTAACTGTTGCATTATACTGGTGCTCCGCCTGCTGGGGGCGCTGCCGGAGCCGCTGTTGGTGCTGCCGGAGCCGCTGTTGGTGCTGCCGCACCACCTGCGCCTGCTTCTTTCTTAGTAGGCTCTTTACTTTGTCTTTCTTCTCTAATACGATCCATGTATCCGTTAAAAATATCAAATACTAATTTTTTAGGCATCATAATACCAACTACCCAAACTGGCTTAGTATCTAGTTTACCTTTCTTTGTGCCTGGACGTAGGTCATCAGGATCACGTATTTTTCTAGGTTCAACAATGTTTGTTTTTTCGTAATGTACTTTGCAACCTAAATCTGTTAATCTTTTTGCCGCAACTGGATCGGGCATTTTATCATAAGGCCACATGAACTCAGCTGTTACCCAATGTCTGTCAACTTTTGGTCCGCTTGCTAGTTCACCGTCCTTCCAATTTTTATATACGTACATATCCATCTCATCCATAACTCTTTCAAAATCTTTTAAGATTGCCAAGCTGGAGTTGTTTGTGTATATGCTCTGTACGTTTTTGATGACTTCTAAAATATCACGCATGGAATGGGTCCTGTATTAATACTCAGTTATTTAGCTTGAAAAAGTCTATGTAGTATATGTTTACTTTTTGTTCAAAACGTTAAATATCTTTGTAGGACGAACGGTAGTTATCGGGCGGTCACTACGGTCGTTCTACATTCCCCAATGTAGGAGACATTAAACAATGAGTAAGCAAAGAGTGAAAAAACGTTTTACGTCAGAAGTTAACGTGTTAGATTTTCAATCATATCTTCCGCAGAAAAAGCAGAGAGTAAGTCTGTATGCGCGAAGCCCAAACCAGCAAACATACCTCCAAAAGTTACAGGATGAAACCAAAAGTATCGTCTTGGCTATTGGCCCAGCAGGCACAGGTAAAACCATGCTAGCCGTGCAAAATGGTATCAAGCAGTTTCAGGAAGGTTTAGTTGATAAAATCATTGTTACAAGACCCGCCGTCAGTGTAGACGAGGATCTAGGATTTTTACCAGGTACGCTAAATGAAAAGATGGCACCCTGGACAAGACCTATATTCGACGTACTAGGAGAGTATTATCAAACCAAAGACATCGCTAAGATGTTGGAAGAAGGAGTGATAGAAATAAGTCCACTAGCCTATATGCGTGGACGTACATTTAAGAATGCCTATATTATTGCAGATGAAATGCAAAACGCCACAGTTAATCAAATGAAAATGCTACTGACCCGATTGGGAGAAGGGTCTAAGATGGTAGTGACAGGAGATTTGGCGCAAGCAGATCGTGTCAATGACAATGGATTAGTGAACTTTTGTGGTCTGTTGACCAGCAAAACACTAAAACACATTGACATCGTGCAATTTGACCACAAAGATATTGAACGTCACAATGCAGTCAAGGAGGTGTTATCGCTGTACGGTGATTAAACCAACGTCAAAAGGATAGGGGTGTTGTTGCCCCTATTTTTATATCTGCGTTACTTGAATACCTGACTTTTCAAGAAACGTGACGCCACTAGTATCCCTATAACTGTTCCTATATAAAACACTGCCAATACCACTTTGGTAGATAAGTTTGGCACAGTCCAAACATGGAGCATGGGTAATAAACATAGTAGCACCCAAACCAGATTCGTTAGATTTAGCCAATTTCGCAATGGCGTTAGTTTCAGCATGAAGCACCTCTGGTTTAGTTTTTAATGTATAATCGCCGTCTTGTGTCCAAACTTTGTCTTCACAATCGTTGTCCCAACCGCTGGGCATACCGTTGTATCCAATAGATATTATTCTATCATCCTTGACCACAATAGCACCCACATGAAGTCTACGTGCTGAACTTAACTGTGCAAATCGTTCAGCCACATCCATGTATGCGTCAATAAATTTATCTTTCATATATTTCCATCCAAGTATGGTCGCCCATGTATTTTACCTTAGTTTGATAAACATAGTCAATTGGTGGACCACTGCTCCAATCTGTTGGACCATGGTGCGTTAATATCATTTGTTGTTTTCTACTATCCCAAGCTAACCAATAACATTGTCCCATTACAATTTGAAATTGATACTCTGCGGCATGAACTGCATCAGTAACATCTAATCTGCGTTTGATATCATCTGCTTGTTTTTGTAAAACTGTGACTAGTTCCATAATACGATCATATTCCTGCTGGGCATACATCCTAGCATGATTAATCATTATGTCTTTTTGTTTGGTAACTGGTATTAGATCAAATTTAGGTCCACCGGCTTCTGTTGGATACGGAGTTACATTCCTATTAAAAAATGGAATGATACTGCCGTCTACATTTGCATCAAAACTATTTCTGCCCTTGGCAACATTAGATTTTTCTTCGTCCATTATTCTTCTAATAGAGTAATTTTATTTGGCTTGTTTTTCCATTCTTCAGCGTCTGGCAATGCTGATTTCTTTTTTGTTATAACGGGCCATTTTTTACTTAACCTAGTGTTAATTTCAGTCCAAAACACTATATTGGTATTTACATCGTTGTCTGCTACAATAGCATCAACAGGGCATTCTGGAACGCACACTCCACAGTCAATACATTCATCTGGATTAATTACTAAAAAATTTGGACCTTCATAAAAGCAATCAACGGGACATACTTCAACGCAATCAGTATGTTTACATTTGATACAATTTTCAGTCACTAGATAAGTCATAGATGTGATAACCTAATTAAAGTTGCCGCTAAGTTAATTTCTGCATCGCTAACCAGTGTATGGTCAACTAGCCCTTGTTTAATAATTAAAACTGCTTTCTCTTGTTTTGCATCATCACCAAATAGTGTAATGTTATCATAGAGCCATCTGTAAATATCTTCCATTTCCTCTGGACGTGCTTGACTACAAATCAACTTACGTGCTTCGCTAATCTTGCCAGCTTTAAACAAGCTAACCATTTCAATTTTATAGTCAGCTTCCCCAGTGTCACCTTTTTCTGGAGTGTGCAATTTACCATCCATACTGTTCATTTGAACTGTATTAATACACTTACGCAAGTCTGGATATGTTGCTTTGACAAATGTGTCCAATGTGTCAAGATCAAAGTCAATGTTTTCTTCTACAAGGATAGTTGCAACACGGGCAGTAAATTCTGTAATGTCAACTTTCTCTATGTGGAAGCCTTGACAACGACTGTGCAATGCTGGAATAATTCTGTTGGGATAGTTGCACGTAAGGATAAAACGGGAAGTATGATGATACTCTTCCATAACACCACGCAATGCCGCTTGTGCGTTTGGACTTAGATAATCAGCCTCGTCAAGTAGTACAACTTTAAAATCACCAAACGGAATCATTTGTATAAAGTTGATAATTTTATCTCTAACTGTGTCAACGTTATTTTCTCGACTAGCGTTAATTTCTAAAATATCAAGATAATTAATTTCCAATTGATTAAACAATATTTTTGCCAGCGTGGTCTTTCCAATACCAGCACTGCCACTAAACAGCAAGTGGGGAATGGTTCCGTCTTTGATCCATTTTTCAATTTGATGTTTTTGATGTGCATCTCTAAACACATAGCCGTCTATAGTGTTAGGACGATATTTTTCTACCCATAGTTCTTTCATTTTATTTCCTAAAAAGTCTGTCAGTTTTCATTATGTTATTATACAGAAAAAAATAGGGCCTGTCAATGGCCCTATGCAAATGATTTTGCCGTTAATTACATTTTTGGAATATAAACATCGTTAGGTCTTTCGTCTGACTGCATCATAATTGATTTGTTTTCAACTCGTCTAATAATGATTTCATCACCGTTTTCGTCCTCAACTGTAATGCCTCTAGTCCAACGACCGTGTTCCACGTAGATCCAATCACCAACATTAACATCTTGTTGTTCTGGACCAATGGCCCAAACACGACCCCAACGTGGTTTAACACCTTCACTTTTGCCGTTTTGACTTGGAATAAAAATTCCTGATGCAGTAGTTATTGCTTCAAACTCCATGTCAGTAACAAGTACGTTGTCACGGATTGGTTTTATTTTGCCTTTTACAACGTTCATTATTCACCTTTGTTTGGTTTGCCTGTAAAATACTCGCTAACAACATCTTCACGTTTGCGAATAATCTTTCCACCTGGACCTAGTTCATCACCACGAGCATTAACTCTAGCATTACCCACTGCCAATGTTAATTCGTTTTGATTTCTAAGTTTTTCCATATCAACTTCTCTACCGTTAGCACTACGGTAAACAGTTCTTTGTTGTTCTTTCATTGCCATATTAATCTCCTGGATTATGCATATACTTATCTCAAGAAGTCCTGCCAGTCTAAATTATATTTTAATGGGTCTATCTTATGGACTCCAATCAAATATAGTACATAACTAGCCACACTACTGCCACGACCTACACCCCATAGTATCTTATTGTCTCTACAATAGTCTACGAAATATTTAAGCCAACGAAGCAAATCCATCATGTTTCTTCGCTGAAATTCTAGTAATTCTTCGCCAACTCTCTGTAGTTGATCTTGATCCTTACACTGATCCAACACCCACTTGGCAATGTCCATTGTTTTGTATTCTTGGGGCATTAGCCAATCATTTTGACAAGCGGAGTCAAAATCACTGATGGAAATGTCATAAAACGATTCATCAATGTGTTTTAGCTGTATGTTTGAGGTTTCTGCAAGAGCCCGTGTTTCTTTATTGTTTTCGCAGAAAATTTGATCTAGATATTGGGATTTACCTTTGTACAATAAATCTACAATATCAAAAGATGTGTATACTATGTTACCGTATTTGTCAGATGTCATACAAGTATTTTAACTGACTTGTATTAAATTGTCAAGATCTTTATTACGTTTTTGGTTTTGTTGCTCCCAGGCTCTTGCATGCCTGGCCTTTAACTCTTCCCTATGCATTTCAATAAACAATCCAATTTGATTTCTTATATTGGGATTGTTGACCATCCAATACTTTTTACTCAAATCTTGAATTTTACTTTCAAGTTCTGAATCTTTAAGTTCGGATAAGTTGTCAACTAGGGGATTAATTACCATTATGTAAATTCACCTAAGTATTTCAAATAAACAGTAGTTCCAGCATTATAAGTCCATGCTTCAACTACACGAAAAGCACCGTTTATGTTTAGAGTAAATGGACTTGGAAATGCCGCACCATCACCAGATTTTAAAATTGCTCCACCAGCTTCGGTAGAAAATACTACAGTTCTTGCACTAACAGTGTCGCTTTTTAAATGCAATCTAATTCTAGCATACAAATCGCTTGCTGGCCAATTGGTAAATTGTAAAGTTGCATTTCCAGCAAGGGTGTAAATTTGTAGTGGGCCGTTTTCAAGATCAATACTTGTAGTGGTACTGATAGTTCCGTTATTTCTAACAGATCCATACACTTGATTCATTTCAGCATTTTCAATCATGTTACCATTGAAATTGTTATCAGTGTTCAATTTGGCGGCGGTGGTCTGTAAGGTTGTGATTTCAGACTTGGCTGTGTTCAACCCTGTTTTGATATTTGTAAAATTATCTCTAAAGCCTTGACTGTTGTTGTCTTGCCCAGCAATTGGGAACGCTCCGTCGATATTTGTTGTTGTTATTGCACTGGTCATATGGTTACCCTGTCATCTTTAAATACTAGATATTTATCGTCACCCGAACCGGTCACGGAATCTATTATATATCTGTCTACTGTATAGTCTAAATCTTTAAAATCAAAGCCGCTATACTTGATGTTTAATAAAATATCTGCACTAGTTCCGGGTTTACAGTAGCATATTGGCACTGCTAGTACAAATCCAAGTTCTTGTTTAGATTCGTCTTGGATACTGCGCATCCACAGAGGCAAATAATTACGTTCTGTTGAGCCTACTGTGGCTAACTGTTTTCTCCATAAACTAATTGAGCTTGGAAAACGCTTGGTTGGATTACTATCACTGACCAACAAATTAGTTTGATCTATGGTTATTCTATTATCTGGTCTAGGGGCAAACGGTTCAGTTCGTTCTAATAGTGCTGGATTTTCACGCCCAGCCCATAAAGAGTTGCTAGAATCAACTGTGATTTTTTTTGGATCCTTTGCTAGTCCTTTTAAACTTGAACTTAGATATGTTTTACCTTTTTCTAAAGGATCTATCATTTCAACATAAATGATTTCGTAAACCACATCGTTAGTACCAGTGATTTTTGCCTTGGCAACTTTGATATCACCAAACACAAATCGTTTCTTTTTATGATTCAATCCCATAGCTGAAACATATTGTCCAGCAGTTTTTGTTTCTATACCACTATACACGGTCATGGTCAAATCACGCTGTATACCAAAGTTAAGATCGTTGGGTCTGTAAATACTACTTGCTGGAAAAGTGTTACTGTTATTTAAAAATGTGTTTAACTTGCTACGTTTTTCTCTAGTCATGAATGTTCGTGCTACAATATTACTGTACAATCTATCATTAGGTGTATCAACATCTAAAATAAACTTCCTAGTAATACTGCTGTAACCAAACTGATCTTGTGCTTTGATTGTAAATGTATATTTTTTATCAATGCTAGTAGTTCCACCATCAAATGTTTGATTAGTGTACGGACCATCTGAGAATGTAACAATACCAGGAGTATTTAAAGTTCCGTATTGATTTACTTTTCCAGTAATTTCACCATCTAACTGTAAAGTTAATCCTGGTGGCAAACTGCCACTCAGTAATGAATACACAACTGTTGCGCCTTCAATAATGCTTGTGGCACTTACTCTTAAATTGCTAATAAAGTTTGCATCAATTACTCCAAGATATTCGGCACTGTCCCAAGTTAGTACACTATCAACTGCACCCAATGTTCTAAGTGTAAAGGTACGTTTTGCATAGGCTATTTCGTTGTTGAGTCCATAGCGTGTGGCTGTTACAGTAAATTTGTAAGTTTCAGTGACTGTGGGTTGATAGGGAATGACACCGAATAATTCTGATGTAACTAGGTCTAATGTTAGTCCTGGTGGTAGTGCGCTGGCCGTAGTATCTGGATTTACGGTATCCAATGTGTAGACAATTGGGCCTAATTCAACAGCATCATAACAATCTAAAACGATTGTCAAATAGTTATTTGCTCTTTGTAGGCCTAAATTTTCAGGAGTTAACCAAACAGGATTATGTAGGTATGAACCATCAACAGTAAATACACCACTGGATGCAAATGCTATTGTATTGTCTGCACGTAGGTAATCTTCACCAACAACGTATATTTTAAATTTACGTTTACTGACAGTGTCACCATCGCTAACTGACACAATGAATTCATAATTTCTGTTTAATTTTTTAGGTGCTTTGGCTGGTATAAAATAATCATAAAACACACTGTCGTAGCCAAAACTCTCGTAGCCGTTATCTGCACGTACACCAAAGTCATATCCAGCAACGTCAAATAAATCATTGCCGTAATTGCCATTACCAACAATGGACTCTGATATGGCAAATAATGGTTTGATTAGGCCAACAATTTTACCATCTTCAGTTAATGTTAGTCCTGGTGGTAAATCACCATCGCCACTGGAAATAAAATATTTTAAAACTTGTCCAGCAGTAGTATCAGTATCTGTAACACTTATTTGAAAATTAACAAAACTTGAATCTAAAACAAAATATAAACTATTTGTTCCTACAGGTAATGCGCCTTCACTAGTATTAAAAACTGGAACATCTGCACCTTCTACAGTGATCTTAAAGGTTCTGTCAGATATTTGATTGTTCAGTGTTGCTCTAATACAAAAGTTAAATTCAGTGGTTCTTGGAACTTCAAACGGTGTTCCCACAATTTTAGCATTAACTATACGTAGGCCAGTGGGTAACTGTCCTGATATTACCCTAAACTGTGCAGATGTAAAACTGGTAGGCAGTGATAAATCAATGATAGATCCTTCTTGTATAGTTCCAAAACTATATCCAGAGAGTTGATTCCAAAGATTTACTGTGGCCATAATTTTTTATGTTATTCCTGTTCCGTTGATGTACCATACGCCAGCTGAGCTGGTGCCGCTGACCTTGACTGCTGTGGCCATACCGTTTGCGGCCAGTGTTCTTGAGCCTGTGCTTGTGCCACCCGCCAATCTCAGTGTGTCTGTGGCAATAGCAATAGTGGCTGTGGTAGCACTTGGTCCTGCTATGAATGTTATAGTGGTTCCTATGGGATAGGCCACTGAACTTGCTGCTGGGATGGTTATTGTCTGACCTGTGGTTGTTATATAAATGTGTTTACCGGCATCAGCTAAGGTCAATGTGCCTGTGCCTGTGACTGTGCTTACCGGCATACCCAAGTATCCAATACTTGAGGCTGTGGTTGTTGCAGTTGGTGCCGCAACCTTATCAATCTTAACTCCGCCAGTACCAGATGGTGCAATTACAATATCTTCGTTACTGTTAAGGCCAGTTAAATTATTTTGGAACAGTTGCAAACTTCCAGTACTAATAGGCACAGTACTGGTTACTGCTGTTGAACTTACAGTTAATTTAGGTAAAATTCCACTACCTACTCCAGCTATAGAAAATGTTAGTTTACCAGGCATAGAACTACTTGTTGCAGTACCGTCTACAGATGCTGTAATTGAAGAAGATCCTAATGTTGTTGATCAATTGTAACCGTTAAACACAATATTATGTAAAACATCGCCATTTTGTACAATGCTAGGTGTTAATAGTCCACCTCGCGCCCTAGTAAATGTTGTACCGCCGTTATATGATGCAGTGTCGTGTGCAGTAAATACTACTACAGGTGATAAGGTTGTTGATTGTGTTGTAACAACAAGTTGCCCGCTACCACTTTCACCACCAATACCCGCACCAAAAATGCTCAATCCTTTAGACTGTATCCCACCAATAACGTTTAAAAGTCCTGAACCATTAAAGTCAATATCAATATTTTCGTTACTTGATAGTCCTATAATAAGATTATCTTTTATTCTAATTCTTTGATTAGTAAATTCATTAGTAACGGTTAAATTAGTGGAATTCAGTGTAGTTGATGTTAGCGAAGTTAGTCCAGATATTGTTGTACCAGCACTGCCTAAACTAATAGCAGTTGATCCTATAGTCAAAGAACTATTGAGTAGTTTAGCATTTGCAATACTGCCAGCAAGCATGGTATTGGTAACTGTACCTGTGTCAGTTGTGTATACACCATTCGTTACACTGCCTGCACTACCAGTTACGTTTCCAGTAACATTGCCAGTAACATTGCCAGTTACATTACCAACTAGTGAAGATCCAGCAGAGCCAGTTACAATGCCAGTAACATTACCAGTTAACGTACCAGTTAATGTTGTAGCAGTCAAGTTGCCAGTAACATTTACTTTACCAGTGCCTGCTGGATCAATATTAATATCTTCGTTACTGTTAAGACTGGTTATATTGTTTTGGAATAAACGTAAACTACCGTTAGTAAGTTCTTGTGGAGCAGCCGCAATGGTCAGTGTGCCAGTGTTAGCATCAGTTATCAATGAAATATTTGCACCAGCAACAATGGTAAGAGCCTCATTGACACCAGTTGATCTAATTGTGCTTTGACCGCTGACCGCAACTGATCCAAAATAGCCAATGCTAGTTCCGCCAGTTGTAGTGCCGTCTCCGATATATAATTTTTTATTGTCTGTATTGTACAGCAACTCACCAGCAATAGGAGTGTTTGGGCCACTAAGTGCTTGTCGTTGTGTATCAGTACCGCGTCTAATTTGTAATGCCATTTTTATCCCCTAATCCTTAAAATGACCCAAGGTCAATCATTCCTGTATACGTATTTGGCAGTGTGTAAGTGCCGTAATCAACACCACTGGTAGCACTCATTGTTCTAATGTCAATGCCCCAAACCGTTGCTCTAATATCTCCGGACCCAACAATGTTGTTGCCGTTTAAATTTAAATTGCCGCCCAAACTTGGACTTGTTTCACTGGATAAATTTCCTGATCCGTTAATGGTAACGGATGTTCCATTGGAACTTAGCGTGATGTTTGATCCGCCAATTAATGATTTAAACTGTAAACTGGTGCCGGATTTTTGTGCAAAAATGCCACTGCCTGTGCCCAAGTTGGCTGCGGCTGTTGTATCAGTGGTGTTTAACAGGTTAAAATTGGCATTTACTTTTTCAAAGGCCGTGCGTAGATCATCACCTAAGCCGTCATTTGCGTAATTTCCTAAGTTTATTGTTTGTATGGGCATATTTTATCTCTCTAGTATATTTACCGTTTTATTAGTAACTGCTTCCTAACGCCACACGACGCCATGTATTGGTTGCTATGCAGATATAAAAGTAATTGGAATCGTAACTGGTTTGTCCAGCTACACCGTACGCATTTGATGCTTTGGTACCATTGGGAGTCAATGGATTATCAAGTTGCGTCCATGTTGAACCATTATACGCTAAGAAATGTTTATTACTATAATCATAAATTATCCTACCCTCTATCCCAGCTGGATAGTTATTTTTGACAGCGTTACCAATTGTAAATGTCAAATTGTTTGCGGGAGTGGTGCCGCCAAGATCAGCACCAGCAATAGTAACAGTGTCGCCCACAGCATAACCAGTGCCGTATTGTTGATTTCCGCCATTGTAGTAAATACCCACATTAATGTATGTTGTACTGCTTCCATTATAATAAACAGTTACTTGAAAGATAGCACCACTGCCGCGGCCACTGGTACTCAATTGTGTGAGTCCCACGACAGGATGGGTTGTTCCAACTGCTGTTCCAGATATGGAGCCAAACGTACTGGTCAGTAATGATCCTGAATAATATTGATTAGTGATCCACAGATAATTACTTGGTGCAAGCTGAGTAAAGTTCATAACCTCTAAAGTGTATATAGAAACTGTTCCTGAATTGCTACCAATAACTGCATTACCAACAGCATCTGCAATACTACTACCAGTAGGCAATGTTAAATTACCATCCTCACCAAATGTCCATCTACGTAGAGTTGAGTCTGATAAGTTGATGTCAATGTTGATGTTGTTTTCACTGCGGATATCGCCTGGAATGGTTAGATTACCATTCATGAAGTTCCAGTCTCCCTCCGGAGTACCAATAGTGATACCGGATAAAGTTGTACCAACATAATTTAGTATCGGGAAGGTGTTATTACCTGTACCCATAATAGTTACATTTTGTCCTTGATCGGCGTTGGCTACTAACTTTAGACCTGTGAGCCCATTCTGACTGTAT